ATGAAAAAAGACCCTCGGCATTACCCGTTGGGTCTAAATTTCTTTGATTGATTGGATTTCGTTTACAAACAACTCAACCGAGTACCCCTTCTGTTGTAACGATATGGATGCCGGATCCGGCTCATTGTCCGCACCAGACGTACAGGATACGAGTCTACCTGTAAAAAGACTACCGTCAACATCAGTAACCTCAAAAGTGCGAGACTTGGCATTCTTAACAAACCCAAATACTGCATCTTCAGTCATTTTACCGCTCCTTTCTAGGCACTATGTGAATTCCTTTATTTGAAATATGTACGGTTGCAAGATTAGTCCTAGTCAGCTCTCCCGTTTCTTTATTCACAGTATAGCCAATATGCGGTGATATATCAATAAGCACTTTGTGACTCCAATTTCCGTTTTTTGTCATTTGTATTCCCCCAACATCAATGGCATCCTTTATGGCTTTGATTACATCTTTATTAGGAATTTCATACTCATAATAGCTTTTATTATCTTCGGGCTTGTATAGTTTATGCCCTTCTGTATGCATTCCTTGCCGTGGAACGTATTCACTTATGAAGAAAGGTGAATTGATATAATCCTTAACTCGTTTTATAACATCATCAACCGCTTCTCCATCAAGTCGTTTGCCTAATTTCTCTACGTTTACTTTGCCATTCTTGACATATGCTTTCAAACTTTCAGGAACAGGAACTCGTGCGTTGAATCCATCGTGGCTTATTCCTCTTGCTTTTTCAGACCACGACAAAAACCCTTTATTTACTAAATTTCTACCATGAACACCAAGTAGCCGCTCTTGCTCCCGCTTTGGAAGCGTATCAATGTATGCTTTTCCACCTTTATTAACATTATCCTTTTGCCTGCTCATATCAATCATGCCGTCGACAATCGGCTTGATTCGACATAAGCAATGAGGATGTGCAGGGAGCTTCGGGAATTTGTCTTTCGGGAATATACCCTTGCCAAGTCCGTACAGGTCAGCATGTGCGTATACGTCACAAATATCGCACTTCGGATGTCTATCGGATAGTTTCCACTGAAACGCCACAATATCCGGGTCATCAAGGTACTTAGCCATAACTCCATCAGCATAAGCTCTCGCTCGTTCCGTGCGTGCAATCCGCTCGGCTGTATATCGAGTCTTTTCTTGTACTGCGGTATCAATAGCCTTGCTTACGTTTTGCTTTGCCCCGTTTTCGATAGCGTCCATAACTTCACTATACGCCGCTCTTAGCCCAGGCGTTGTTCCTTGCTCAATAAGCTTTCGTGCATGACGTATGGCTGCCTTCCACTCAGCGACCGCTTTTTCGTCGAGCCAGTCGGGAACAGGTAAGTCCTTCACCTCTTGAATGAATTCGGGTATATCTTGCTCAGGAATAATGCCGCCTTTACCGTATCCATCGAATAGCTTCTTGGCCGTCTTGGCTGCCGACTCGCCTTCCTTAATAGCCTTGCCGATGACCTCGGCCGATTCGGCCTGGACCTTCTTGCTGTTTTTATACATGCGTTCAGAAAGATTTACGCCGTCATCGGTCCATGATTTATTCATAGCCGCTGATATGGCTTCATGCTCAAACTTGGCCGCCGCTTGTTTCCTCCCGTACCCTTCAGCAAAATCGCCAACAAGGTCGTCGAGCAAATCCTTGTAAAGGTGCCGCATAACCGGATAACGGTGATACGCCACTTTTACGGCGGCATGTACTGCCATTCCCGACAAGAGCAATGCTCGTAACGTTCGTTCGAAACCGTCCAGATTATTCTCTAGGTTGTTCTGCGTTCTGTCCTTCGGCATTTACATCACCCTTATCATTCACTGTCGGCTCGAATTGTTGCTTCGTTAAATCCCTATCCCGTTCAGCCTCATCAAAGCCTTCTTCTATCTCATTCACGATGTCATCATATGTGTCAGGCTCAATATTCGGCATGTACGCTTCCAGAACTTTCTTACTTACTTCAGCGGAGAACGTATCGGATCTAAACCCAAGGTCAAGTGCCTGTTGTGCCTGAGACAGAGATTCGGTAACGTCGTTAATCTGAAAATCTCGAGGATATTCAACTTCATAACCGACGGTTTCCTTCGCCCACAATTCGTACAGCCCAATGATATCCTTTTCAGCCTCTTCACACTGAACGGAGAAGTCTGCCAGGCGTTGGTTGGTTCGCTCGAAGTCCCACTGTTTGGCCACACCACTCTTTGACTGCTCTACGCCAACTACTGAATCAATGCCGCTCATGCGGTACATTTCTTTAATAAGACGGTCGATTTGTGCCATCAGCACTTCAGCCGGTCCCTTATCCGGTGCAATAAATGCCGGTGCGTGAGATGACTCTTGCGGATACAGCAGCATGTTATTTGTTCCGAGCGTTACGTCGGGAGTGCTGCCGTCTGCCGGCATAGTCAACACGGAAAACGTCTGATTGTTGAGTATTTGCGTCAATAGGCTGCACAAATGATACACATGGTAGTTTGTCTGCGCAATGCTCAAAAACTCGGCAGGAGGTAAAATGTCCGTCTTTTTGGAGCTTCTACCGAACCACTGAACAACGGGAATGCGACCGATGTTATGCGTGCCGCCCTTGATTTGGTTCCCGTTTTCGTCTAAGACCTGCCAATTCGTCGGAGTCCATATGTAATATCGTGTTTGTTTCTTTCGGTCAGCGTCGTAAATAACGTCCTTGTATGCAAACTTGATTAATATTCCCTTCTCATCAAACTGCCAGTCCGTAATGTGATGCGGCTCAACAGCAGTCAAATACGGTAAAGCTCGATTCTTGACGTTATCAGCCACCGATTCACCGAACTCCACAACGTTGTTCACGATGATATACATAACGCCGTATAGCTTAGCTAGAGTCGCTTGCTGACGTATATATTCTTGTAAGCTCGTACCCTTGCGGTCCACATCTTCCAGGAACACCTTGAACTTCTCCGTATCTTTGTATTCACGCTTGATTGTGTCCCTAAATATCGGATCTACCGACGCATTGACGATAGGGCCGGTGTAATTCAGGTAGTATGCAAGCTTTTTGCGGAAGGCGTAATTCGGCGTACTTTCTCTAGGATGACGAACCAAGCCTCGGCCGACAGAAAACAGGCCTGTACCGTAATATGCGTCTTTTAGTAACTTATATCCATACAGCTTTTCAGAGTCCATATTTTGCTCCTTAATAAATATTGACATGTGCCGCTTTAATCTGCGGTGCGTTTATCTTCTCGGCTATGCCCGTCGTTGCGTCCGGGGCATCATCGTGTGCGTTCTTCCCTTCTCGCTGATAACGAGTCATTGCCCTGTGATATTCAGGCCATCGGTCTTTCCAGTTGGTCGGAAAATAGATGTGTTCCATGACCCACGTTGAATTGGAAAGTATTCGTGCCGCTTTATTCTTCGTCTGCGCAAACGTATTGATGACCGTCTTATTCGACTTATATGTGTCTTGTAATATCCGTCGTACTTGCCGGGCAAAGCCCCTGCCACCGTTGTTTGATTCGAAGTCGGCCACATTTACGTCGTTCCAGTATAGCATGGCTGCCGTTGCCGGCTCCGTCTCTTCCATAGCGTCCTTAGTGTACAAAAGGTCAAGTACATAAGCCTCGCCGTTGTACACTCCGTACACAATCGAGCAAAGGTAATCGGATCCTGTATCAGCCGTATCCGTATAATTCCGAATGGCTGTAAACAACGGATTGCCGTTTGTATCTACCGGGATGCGGTCGTACGTTTTAAAGCTCGAGTATAACTGTCCCTTGAGGTCTATCGGCTCTTGCTGATAGTTGGCACTGGCGATGTCTTCCCCCATGGCACGTACTTTCTCTTCATAACTGTGTCGGGATAATATCTCATCGCAGAGCATGGTACCGTCCGGCTGCAACGCCTGCATCGTAATCACCTTGGCCGCCTTACCAAAATGTTCAATGGCTCGACCGGCAAGGTCGTCGCTCGCCCATCTCGTCATAATGATGAGTATCTTACCGCCCTCTTCAAGACGGCTTAGCATGGTGTTGGTAAACCACAGCCAGGACTTTTCTTTCGCTGTTTCGTTATAGGCTTCTTCGGCGTTCTTTATAATATCGTCGATAATAAGCAGTGAACAGCCAAAGCCTGTCGCAGTACCTGACGGAGACGTGGCCAAGTATGAGTTATACCCACCATCAAGCGACCACATATCCATGGCTGCGTCACCACGTTTAATGCGGACGTTCGGAAATATATCGGAGTAAACCGTGATATTCTCATCTGCCTTAACCTCTTGGATCGCATTTCGAACATTCTTAGCAAAGGTTGCTGAAAGGATATTGTTATACGAACCGGTCATTATCTTCTCAGCCGGATTACGTCCAAGCACCCACTCAACGAATAAACTGGCCGTACGGCTCTTCCCGTGCCGAGGCGGCTCGTTAATAATAAGCACTTTGGCTTTCTCATCTTCATAGAACGCTTGCAATGCTTCACATAACTCAAC